TGGGACACTGTAACGCTACACTGATGCTACGGTTTACGGCCCATTTACTGCGTCACGAAGGAGATCCTGCTTGGTACAGCACCGTGGAGAATCTCTATCGTCAACGTCTAGCAGATTGGCTGCGGTCTAGAAATTTTGCATTTGCCTGGGACTGTGATGAGTTCTGTGTAGATGAACGAGCCTGGACTGCACTACAGTTATGGCGGCCTGTTCCTGAACTTGAACTATGTTGTCTATAAGGCGGGTATATAACGCCGTCGAAATTTTTGTTGTACCGCTTCGCGGCTTCGCCGCCAAGGACTCTGGGGCCCTACATCAAGATCCTGCATTGATGCCCATTGCTACCCAGGGTGTGACTGTCAGGCTTGCACTTGGTGGTCACAGGCCAATCTGTTTGTACAGTTCTCACAGCCGCTTCTTGTTGTAGCACATGTTGTGGTGTACGTTTTTTAACTAAGTTTTCTAGGTAACTCTGTATTTCTTTAACTTTACTGCGAGTGCTGTCTTTGAGTGTATAGCCCAGTTGAGGGTAGATCTTGGTTTCCACCCAGTTTAGCCACCAAGCAGGATCAGGATGTCCGTCCTTGCTTTGCCCATTGAAAGGCTCAGCGTGACTGGGCAGTTGATCACAGGGTGTCATTCGACTGCGCCAAAATTTGGTTAGCCTATCATCCGTTTCCAGCAAGTGGTCTCCATCGCCCCAGGTCATGGCCATTTGATATCTCAGTCTATGTCCCAGTATGCGTTCAGTTGTGATACGTGCCTGGGCAGTGTTGATCACATCATTGTTCCACGACCAGTACTTGTCAACCCACTTGGGGCCGTAGTGTGGTGCCATGCTCACTGATCCTTGACTGACCCAACGTGTGCTGTAGAAACGGTCTTCACGGGTAATGCTGGTCCACTGTATCATCACCAGATCAGTGTCATGCCAACCAAACTCTTGATCTTTGTACAACACTCTGCGGGCTATTTGTTGATTGCCACCGCCGCCTATGGCCCAGTTTTCATATTCACAGTCTAGGTCCAAGGCCATGATGTCACTCCATGTGGGCCATGAGTAGTCAGTGAAACTGCATCCAAATGTAATTAATTTCATAGTGGTATTTACGATAAATATTGCCATGAAGAACTATAAAGTGGCAGTGGTGCTGAGTGGACATGCACGTATGGTACCACAGGGTAACCATTTACATCAACAGAGTTTTTATCTAGCACCTAAAGTAAGTGAGTGGCAGCAGTTCAGTTATTGTTGGACCAGCGACAGCGAAGTTCGACCTGCCAACCCTGAACAACAGGCGCAGTTTGCGCTGAGAGATAGAATTTTAGAGGGTCTAGGCACACGTCACCATTATGAGGATCAAACGCTGATGTTTGATGCTCTGTGTGACAGATTCATAGATCAAGGTGCCCTGCCTGATTATAGAAAAACACATCCCACAGTGCATGTGCAGATTCGCTATCACTTTGGCAAGTACCTTGGACAGTTGTTGGGATTTTGCCTAGCCATTGATCGCTGGCGTGAGGAACTCCGGGGCTACGACTACATAGTTCGCAGTCGCTGGGATCATGCCTTGGATCCCAACGTGTTGGAAAGACTTAATCCAGAATTCTTCTATACCAAAAGCATCAACATCTGGGATGGCCGTCCCATAATCAGCGGTGACAATATCTATGGCAGCACTGAAAAGTGGTTGCGACTGATACCCAGCACTGAACTGGTGATACGACGAATAATACAGGCCTGTCGTAGACTACGAGCAGAACTGGCTGTCAAACAGCCCGAGTACGATTTTACTGAAGATTTCCAATGGTATACCACACACTATCTTTGGTATGTGTTGATTGAAAATGAAGCCATAAAATTGCTTCATCAGGGTGAAAGTTATGGCATGCACTATGACATCAGTAAGATTCCCTTGGACAAACTGAGTCTTAATCATGCAGCCTACGGCTTAGATTACTACCTCAATGAAAATCCCGCGTCACCCAATCCAAATATTCCGCCGCCTGTGTCGCCAAACAACAATGATATAGAAATTAGACGAGCCCGAGAACAAACAATAGTATCATTGGAAGAACGCAGACGACTGCGTCAACTGCATCTAGAACAGCAGATCAAATCTCAGAATCTTCATTGAGGTTGTTTAAAAACTGACGCAGTCTAGTACTGTCAGTTTTGGCCTGCACCTTGGGCAAGGCCACGCCCACCGCAGGATCCACTATCACTTCGCCTGTGTCGGGATCAGTGACTGTGGCTGGCGCAGAGTTTTGACGTTTGATAGTGTCCAAAATTGCTGAACTCTTGGGACGGTACTCATCCGTTTGTCCATCTAATCCTGGGTCAGTGATACGCAGTGTGTCAATGTCAAAGTCCAGGTCAATCTTCATACCCACACCCGAACTACTACGAGTCTTCATCAACTGTATCTGATACTTGCCACGTTCACGCATGGCTCTGCTGGTAAAGATACCAAACACGTTGTCTGCTGTCTGAATCTTACTGAGTCCACCCGAAATGTGACTGTGATCAAACTCAACTTCTTCCACAGCCCCACGATTCAACTGTGCCGCTGTGACGAACACACATTGTTTTTCCATGGCCAAGTTACGCAGTTCTTCAGCCACATACTTGTCTTTGACAAACAAGTTTTCTGCACTAATCTTCTTGCTGATAGGCAACAACAAGTCCATGTAGTCTACCAGCAGTACGTCAACCTTATGACCCATTTTGATTTCATACTCTTTCAAATAAGCACGAATGTCATTGGTTGTTTTACCACTGGGCATGTACTTGATCTGAAATGCGCCCGACTTCTTGCCAATCATCTTGACCTTCATTTCAACACCGTCAAGATCTTTGAAAATCTCTTTGGTGCTGATGCCAGTGGTCATGGAATCCACACGCATACTCACAAGTGCTTCGCTCAATTCCAAGGTCAAGTAGATAACGTTCAATCCTTGCAGTGCCCAGTTCACACCTAGATTGGCCAAGAACAAACTCTTACCTGCACCAGAACCACCAGCAAAGATATTCAGTTCGCCTCTGTTCATTCCGCCAAACAATCGCTTGTCCACAGTCTCCCAGCCAGTTTTGACCTGTCCGTTTTTATCTTTCAATCCCAGCAGTCTGCCTTTGGGATCCAACCAATAGTCTGTGCCCATGTCTTTTTGCAAGCCCACTTGCACAGCCTGCTTGATCATGTCTTCCACAGGACCATAGTTGCCTTCTTCCAACAAGTCTGCTGATTTTAAGATAGCACGTTCAAGACCTTTGTGTCTAATAAACGTTTCAAATTCAGTCATGAGCCAATCATAGTGCTCATCTTTCATGCTACCAGGATCTTTAAATTCTGTTTTGGTTGCTGCCTGCACCATGTCAAATGTGGGCAGAGCGTTGTGCTCTGTGACATAGTTGTTGATAAATTCTGCTGAATCCTGCAAGCGTCTATCGAATAATGTATGATCAAAAATACTTTGGCATCGTACAAATGTGCCAGCATCACTCAGCATCATTTCTAAATAAAGTTTTTGTATATCAAATCCGTAGTCTGTGTTTTGTCTAGTTGTCATATTGTTATTATACTATCTTGTGAAATAAAAATCAACGATATATGGGTACTCCGTATTTTGCTTCCCATCTATTGGCATCCTCATGAGTGTTGACTATGGGTTCGCCCTTGATGTTCAAACTGGTGTTGACCAACATGGGACATCCAGTTTTTTTGTGCCACATGGTCAACAGTGCATGAAATTCTGGATTGTCTTCCTGTGTGACTGTTTGAACTCTGCTGGTGTTGTCAAAATGCACAATAGCAGGATACAAATCGGGCTGTCGACATCGAACTGCATACTGCATGTATGGTGTCAACTTGGTGGGCATTTCGAATATTTCGTCAGCGTATTCTGCCAACACACTGGGAGCAAAGGGTCTAAACTTTTCTCTCTTTTTAATTGTGTTAAGCAGGGCTTTGACATCAGGGCCTCGGGGATCAGCAATCAAACTGCGATTGCCTAGACTTCTTGGACCATACTCAGCCCGACCTCTGGCCAATCCGCAAAACTTATGGGTCAACAAGTGATCAACAATTTCTATGTTAGAATGATGGTATCCCATGTCATGACCAAGATATGCACCTGGCCAAGCAATATGTTCCCGCCAATCTGCCAGCACTGCTCCAACTGCACTGCCAGCATCGCCAGGATTGGGCATGATCCAAACATTTTTAAAATATGTAAATGCTTCACTATTGGCCACACAGTTAAGAGCACAGCCGCCCATGAGTACAAGATTCTCATTGCCACCACCTAATCTGACAGCATCCTGTAAAATCTTATGCAGTATCAATTCGTAGACATGTTGTGTGCCAGCGGCAATGTCATAACGATCCTGCTCAGTGTTTAACTCGGGTCGCCAATTTTTACAGCCTTTGTGTAAATTTTGTTTAAATCGAATTCCTGATTCACTGGGATGATAAAAACTTATAAAGTCAGCAATGATGTTACCGCTGTGCCGCTGAGGATCTCCTAAAGCCGCCATGCCCATGAGAATGTATTCTTCTTCGTTGGGCTTCAATCCAATCCTATCAGTCATGGCACTGTACCATAGTCCCACGCTGTCAGGAAAGTTTTGACTCCACAGTTTTTTCAATTGCCGACCCTCGCCTTGCCATATACTGATGGATTCAAATTCACCTATGGCATCAATGACCACCACAGTTGCTGATTCAAATCCGCTGGTGTAAAATCCTGCGGCAGCATGACTTTCGTGATGCCATTTATAAGTAATGGGTGCGGTAATATTAAATTTTTTGAGATATTTCTTAATATTGTTTTCGCCCCATCGCCATCCCTGTCCAGCAAAAAACTGTCGAAATGTTTTAGCATAGGGCTTTTCATACCAAACCACACGATCTGGTTCTCCCCATTTTTTCTTAAGTTCATTGACCATGACCGGATCCAAGTCACCGTCATTTTTGACACGGCTGTATCTTTCACTGTGACTGGCATACACTAGTTGACGATCTTTAAAAACTGCAATAGCCGCGTCATGACTATTGGCACTTATTCCCCATGTAATCATTTGTATATGAAAGGATCCCGTTTACGTAATTCTTCTAGACGTTTTTTAAGTCTACGTTGTTTGCGCTTTTCAGCGAACCATCTTACTATTATTTTAAAGAAACCCATTGTTTCATCCTTAATTTTACTTTTAATTCGTTAGTTTCGATTCCGTCTATGATACTTTTTAATGTCCATAGTCTACCATATTTACGCACAGCATCGTTGGCGTCTTTAATATCCGAATGCCAGTTTGGTAAACTTACTTTCCATTTATTGTTCAGTGCTTGTTCGATACTTCGCAATCCGTCTGTGTCTCTATCAGGCACCAACACAGGTATCATTCCCAATTTGTTAATCAACATGGCCTGCTTGTCCATGATTTCTGCACCCAGTATAGCGACACCGCCTGTGCTTAATGCATCCATGGGACCTTCTACAATCAACACATATCGTTCGTCATTCCATTTGATATGTGTTTGAGCATCCAGATTGAACACATACCCGGGTGTCTGCTCGCTGATATATTTTGGCTTGCCTTCGCTGAGTTTTCTAGCAGTATAACCAACTATCCTATTTTCAAATATAAAAGGAATAATCAATCTATCAGGCATGGCTTTGCTGACATAGAAGTCAAAATCATCCAAGGTAAGACCGCGACTGTAGACGTATTCAATGGCGGGTATTGTGTGCTCGCTGACCGAATCAGCACTGAGTAACACGCTGTCTTTGGGTAATTCTTTGTCTTCAAACGCGGGCAAACTGATCTGTTCAAGGAACGTAGTGTCCTGTTGTATTCGAAGTGCCTCTAATGCTACTTTGTTGACTACATCATCCGGAGCACCCAACCAGGCCAATAGTTGTCGCATTTTGCGAGTTACATGGCGACCATTTATATAACTGGCTTTGAACCCGCAGTTGAAACAATGATAACTGCAACCGTCTGAATTTCTAATGATGCCACCACGGGCTCTGGTGTCGGATGTGCTGCCATTATGCGGACAGCAAACCGCGTTGAATTTAGTCCAACTACTGGGTGTTTGTTTACGTTTAGCAGGTAGGTACGAATAGATTACGTCTACAATATCCATGTAAACATTTTAGTTTCTTATTGTGATTTTGTCAATTGAACTGGCTGAATTAGTTATACTTGCTTGTACATTTCTATAATATCCGTCACCGGTGGCGTTTCCGTTCCAAGTTAATGACATGGAATTGATAGAACCCAATGGATATTCGTTTATTGAACCAATTATGATATTCAAATCATTAATGCCATCGTCGCCACCTAAACGACTGCCTTTGATAGTGACTGTATCTCCTGGGCGATAATTTTGGCCTCGATTGATTACAGAAACCAATTCGTATACACCATCCACTACTGTGATATTGAAAAACGCACCATAGCCTGGTCCTGGGCCACCGTGCATGAATCTTACAAATCGATAATCGCCTTCATATGTTTTAGTTTCATCGATGCGAGTGTCCCAATCTTCTAAACGTACCCAACGACCCATTGGATCTGTACTCTTATCACTTGTAGCATAAACTTCGATAATGTCCTCATAGTCACCTTGGTAGGAAACACTCATAGCACGTTGGGGTGCTGTACTATAGTCGTCGTTGATCTTTGTACCAAAGTTTCCAATTTCACTGACAAATCGCTTTCTATCAAACTGCCAACTGAATACTGTTAGTTCTTCAATAAATTCAGCCACTTCGTTATAGCCGTTGGTCAGTTCCACAGTCAGTGCTAGATTAAAATCCGCATCGCTGTATAACATTCGTTCTTCGTTGCCGTTTCTTAAAAACACAGCCATGGACAGTAATTGCGGATCTAACATGGCAATGGTATCTGTTGGTACAGTAATGGCCATGAGTCCAGGTTTGCCTGCCAAAGCAGTTCCTGTTATAGTGAACACGTTTTTTCGATCGTTATCAAAAAACTTAGCCACTACTTCGTAACCAACAACATTGTCTTTTTTGTTGTCACTATTACGGACTTCAAATTCTATGGTGTTGTCTATACCCTTGTATAATTTAATTTTTCGTTGGTACACTTGTCTTAACTCCGTGTTGAATCCTGCCACATCTGTTGTAACCTTAATGCGATTTGGTAATAAATAAAAAGAAATTTTTTGCATTGGATAAAAGTCTATAAGTGTATTTATGGTAAAACTAACAGAAGATATTAGAGCAAATTTCCCGTTTATTTCGGTGGTCCACTACGGCGGGCTAGAATACGTGGGTGTAGTGATAAATCAAGATCAATATGTTACCAGCATATTTGACTACGAACTCTTACGGACTGAAGACGAGCGCAGAGACTTTTTGCTACTTGGAGAAGCATGGTGGTGGGAAAGTAATCGCACAATCCCTATAACTATCTATATGAGGGCTGAAATGGAGCCTTATCGTTATGCTATAAAAACCATGAGTACCAAGGACGTTGATATAGTATTCGGTCCAACAGTCAACTTAAACAATATTGCTATTAAACGAGTAAAACGTAAGATGATACAGTTAGTTAAACCGGGCAGACGTTAACTAACATCCTCAGCAAGACCGTCGCATATTAAGTTCATTTGTACTACAATAGCCTGAGCGTAGGCCACTGCATGAGCCTTCTTAAAGTAGTACTCATCATTGGTCGGTTTCGTCCAGATCTCCTGTCCAATCTCCGTCCATGTCTTGCCAACAAGATATCTCTTCGCTGGGCGGATTAAAGCGAGACACATTGCCAATTCTTCTATAGAAGTAGGCTTCATCTGTCTCAATAAGTTCCCATGCCCATTTACGTGGAATAGTAAATCCGTGAAACTGTCGTCTAGTAAAAGTTCCCATATAGGCTCCGTAATCATCAATTTAACTAGGTGTTCTTCGTTTTTTACACCTTCATAAATTCCTACATTTAAAAAATCAACTTTGAAATAACCTCGTTGTTCTGCTTCTTTATAATCTATTGTGCTAGTGTTAGACCTGGCATCTCTAGGAATACTTGTAAAATAAACTCCTGTGTTGTGCTTTTTGAACTCAGTGCCGTCGTTTCTTACAGCCGTGGTATATTCAAATAATTCCAACGCCTGTTCTCTGTTTGCAAAGTCGATGTCGATATCTGGCATTACAAGTTACCTTCTTTAACAACTTCGTTGACAAGATTCAAATCTGGCAAATATTTTTTAAATCTGTTTTTCCAATAATCGGGATCCATGACGTCAAATATAATATTTAATTGTTCGTCATTTAAGCGTCCTAGCATGTCTCTACCAGTGTTACAATTAAGAACCAGCCAGGGACTAATTTTACCATCTTTGATATCGTATACTGCACGATTTAGACTTACGTATTTAAAATAGTGACCCCACTGACTAGTGTTTGCATCTGCCCAGTTCATCATGGTTTGAAGACTACGTTGTATGGCAACTTCTGCAGGTTCTTTTTTAATTAAATCCAAGACATATTTATAGTAAAGGTCTTCCCTACACCAGTGATCCAACTTGACACCACTAGTAACTACAAAGTCAATATACCTATCTGGATATAAAGGATTTACATTACTTAGGAAACTTCCAAATTTAACAAATGCATTATAATAAGGGCTCTTTGCAAACTCGTCATAGGTCTTGATGTTTTTTGATTTTTGTGTTAATTGAAAAAATCTCACATACGTTTGGTAGCCCAACAGCACATGTTTTTCATCTTTTGCTAAAAACCTACGTTTTTGTTCACACATATGAACAGCCAGGGTACTTTCTTTTACGAACCCTGCACCGCAATGCCGACAACTAAATGGTTTTTGTACGGAAGTCAATTTAATTGAAATTCCTTTTTTCTTCTGGAACACGTCTAAGTTCATACAAGTTTCTTAATTGCATTATCGTCCATGCCAAGATTTTTGGCATACTCTTTTATATCGGATTTAGTAGTCATTAGTGCCAACAACTCAAGTTCGTCTTGCTTCATATTAGGATACATTGTTTCTAGTACCTTGTGAGTTTTACTATCGCCGCCTTTGGGTTTAAATTTAATATATTCGTGAAAGTAATCTTTCTCGCCATTACCAGTCATACATACCAAGTACCACAATAGTTTAGGATGTTTGCTCAACGCAAAGAAGTTTTTGTTATAGTATTGATTGGTTTTTATAATGGCTTGACCCTGCAAATTCACATCAGACGTTCTTACATCGGAAGCATATCTCAACAGCAAATAAAAACTTATCTGCTTTCTTTGTTCTTCTGTCAGCGTGTCCCACAAGTCCTTTGCACGATAATCGATGGCACCAGTTTCATCTGCAATGGTTAATTTTTCACTCATTCTGGTTTATCCTTACTTAAACGATATATCATTATAGCACGATCTAATGCCCTTTGTAAAGTCACATTGGTACGTGCTTCTCGCCGAATTTCTGCCCACAGTTTGTCATCTCGGATATGATCAATCAACGGTCTACCATCTGATGTGCGTTTGTCATAATCAATTGGATGTCCGCTTATAGGGTCGTAGTGATAGCCCATTAGTGTGCGAGTACTAGGATCTGCTCCAGATTCTCTAGCATATACTTCTCCGTTGACCCGTTCGTAGACATAAGTAGCGCCTGGTTTTAAATTTCCCATTATCTTCCTTTAATCTCATTTAAGAAAAATTCTCTTGGATCGCACCAAAAGTATTGAAAATCTAGCACAGCATCTGGACCAGTTATTACCATGCCTGTTACCACTACAGATTTTTTTAGAAACAACCATTTTCCACTCAAATAACACCTGCGAGGTAGGTAAGAATATTTGTGCTGAGTTCCTATTCGACGATCATAAAATAACCAATCGTTATTGTTGCCCATACGAATTGATTCTGGAATTGGCATTACAGTAATTTAAATACGTCGATAATTTCGCACTGTCTACTTATGTCTTTAGTAAAAAATGCACAAAGAGGTTTATTGCCTTCTGTTAACGGCACTGACAGTAACTGATTGTTTTTCATTTTAGGAAAATACCATTTAACATCATTATACACATTGACGATTTCTATTTTTCCGTATTCGTGTCTAAAACCACTTAACGGATTAAACAAAAATGCCTCAAAACCTCGATCATTCAAACTGGTCAATGGCATAACTTCAATCTCACTGCCTGACTCACTGTCTGCTACTGCGATACTCCAATCAATGGGCATGATTACTTCAGTGTTGCCTATTCGCATGACCATTGCTGGACTATTAAAACTTTCTAAAAATATCAAAGGTGTTAGTATTAACATATTTCTCCATTATTCCCAAGTAACTTTTTCTAACGTAAACGGATACTTGGCTTCTTTATAAAACTTTTTACGCACAGTTAAGTGACGTTTAGCATACTTGCAAGTTGATGTGATGTCCCAAATTTGTACAAAGTCTTTGTCCTCGGCTTTTCTAATTCCGCGTCCAATACTTTGAATTACTCGTACAAATGACTTGCCAGGTTCCAACAGAACCAAATTAAAGATCCTAGGAATATTAAGACCAACAGCCGCGACGCCATATGTTGCAATAATAACTTTATTAGTGCTGGTTCTAATTTCATCATATTCTTCTTTTCTGTTTGCTAATTTTACTTCCCCTGATATAAAAATACTATCAGGTATTTGTGCCTCTAGTTGTTTGCCTGCATCTAACCTATCTACTAATATAAGAGTGTTACCACTTTCTTTAATACTTGAACATAATTTAGAAAGATATGCGATTCTGTCAGTGTCACTGACAAGATATTTCAGTTCTTCTTGATAACTTCTAAATTCTTTAATATCAACAAGTTGCACAACGTTCACGTGACATTGACTTAATACACCTGCTTCTTGTAAAGTGTGTGCGGAAATTCTATTAATAACAGGACCGATAGTTGCAAGGATACTTTGAAAGTTAATATCTTCCTTGGGCACAGTTCCAGTTAGACCCCAACGTATTGGAGTATTACATAAGTTTTGACTTAGTAGATTTTTTAAAACGTCAGCCTTGGCCATGTGTACTTCGTCGACAATCACACATACCACACCGTCTAATAATTCTGCTAGTGTTAATATTTCAGTGTCAGTTGTACCTTTAGATTTTTTATCAAGGATGTTAAGACTTTGCCATGTACAAATAGTATGGGTCTTGTTTAAATCTTTTCTATCACCAAAGTATACACCAACATCTAATCCAACGTTGACATAGTCTTCTTCAGTTTGTACAACAAGTCCTTTGTTAGGAACAATAACCAATGTACGGCCGTAAGGCTCGCACAGTGCGCTCAAGGTTGCTGTGATAATTGTCTTACCTGCTCCAGTTGCTAGTTCCTGTAAACCTTGTGGATGTTCCATGAATCCATTAATCGCATCTAACTGATAGTCACGAAGTACAATGGGTTGCCCAGCAATTGGGTGTCCCGCAGGCCAAACTTTGCCTTGGTCAGCCCAATAATTTTCTGTAATTTTTGCAAACTCAAATTTATGAGGTTGTCGCAGATCTTCAATTTCGTCTACGCCAACACCACAGTCATCAAGAATAGGCAGAATAACATCTAAGTGATTAAGATATCCATTACCGCCAAGGCCAAAGAAAGTTGTGGTGCCATCCCATCGTCCTAACTTGTACTGTGGCATGTGACGTGCATACGGCAATTCAAATTTAAGTGCATTAGATAGTTTGCGTCGTACTTCAACAGACAGACCTTCTATCTTAATGTTAACTTCATCTCTAATAATTATTTTACAACTGGACAATTTTATCGGCCCCCTTTAGCCTACTATTACGTAATGACACTGAACTATTATAATAGTAAACTGTGGAAAAGTCATTTAAGTATGCGGCCATTCTTCCAAAGTCATGATTACTAGTTATAATTGCAGTTGTTGGTTTCCAATCGGCTTTAAACAAAGGTTTAGGTATTCTGCCTCTAGATATGAAAACTACTTTAGTTGTTGAGTCTATATAATTATTTAAACCATTATCCTTGATAAATTGGTTAAATTTCTCGTACTCAGTTTGTTCATTTTTTAATCTAAAGAAAACATTTATTTTTTCTTTAGGAACTATTTTTGATAATTCGTTGACCATTTTTGAAACTATGGATAAAACTTGTTCATTTTCTTCCACAACAATGACCAAGGGCCATTGGTTAAAAGTATTCACTGCTGAAAATAATTCTTCTAAAGAATAGTCTTCAGGATATAATCTGTAGCGTGTAGAATGTTCTATGCTAATTTTTTTAGTTAATACACTAGGCGAAGTTTCTGAGAGATATTTTATCAAATTTTGTGTTTTTAAGGTAACACCTACTGATTTTGCATAGTCGACATATTCAAATATACTGCACTTATAATTTTCACCAAATTTTTCTACAATAGCATTTTCACATTTGGAATTTAGATTTTTCAAGACCACATGGTCTTCTGTGTAGTCTAGGTAAGGTACAAAATTTTCAGGATTTTCCAGTATTTTTTCAATTTTTTCGTAAATTTCCTGGACCTCGTTAGAGACAGTGAAATTCATTTTAACAAGACCTTGAACCACAAGGTAAAGACATTTTTCTGAATAAGGAATTTTTTTAACTCCTTTGTCTGTTCGATTGTAGGTACTGGTATGCTCTTCAACTTTAGCCCAAAATTCGGCGAATTTCTTAGAAAAAACGTATTTTACCACTATCACTGGTTTGTTGGTAGCAGAGTCTGTTTCTATCTCCACGCTCTGTGTACGATCAATAACTCGCAGTGGCCACTTCAATGGCTTGACAGTTAGTATGTGGTCAACGTCGACATTGCACTTTTCAAGATTTTCTCGATATTTTTCAATTTTCTTCAAACTCAGGTCAAGTTGCCGATCAGTTAACGGTATTTTTTGAGCAAGTTGTTTTTTCAAACTAGTGAGCAGTCGTATATCAGCAGTGTCCAATCGAATATTAATTCGTCGGGGCGTACCACCTGCTAAAATCTCTAATGTATCTTCGATAGTTATCATACGTTATTAGTATAACACGAAAATACAATAAGTCAAGTTATATTTTATTGAATAATATCTTTTGTGGCGTGCCTTGTGCCAATTCTTCTACCAACCACTCAGTGTGTAATATTTTTTCAAACCATTGTCTTCTATCGGGCAACTGTAGTTGCTCAATATTTTCATATTTTCCACTAATTTCATGGGCAAGACTGGTAGGACCCGTAATTATTGGAGTTCCTGCAATGACACTTTGTATGGCTACACCACTATTCCAGTTTACCACACAATGAAAGTTATGATCTAGGTTATAGTTGTCTGTGGCTCCTGGTATTCTTCTAGGAAAATCCACAACAATGTTGCCAACACTTCGCATTTTTATCGAACTTCGTGGATGTGGGCGAACTACGATTGGACGCGATGAAAATTTTCGTATTTCTTCGATGGTTTTTTCCACCCATGTGGTCATCAACGGCATTCCGTTCCACTGATGGCTGTGTTGCTGTTGACTAGCGATCAATATTTCAGCCTGGCGATGTATTTTTGGTGGTTGTAAGTTTATTCCTAAGATATTTTTTCTATCGGTTACGTTTACGTCATCGATAGGAAAAATACCGTCACTGTTAATATTGTTTAAGGCCACTTTCCAAGTGACATTTCTTCGAAGACTACCTACTTCGAGTATAAAAACCGGTTTTTTCTGATTTCTGTAATGTTCATAGACCGCACGGTTTTGTCTCATGCGTCCCATCCATACTACACTCCAAATAACTGCCGCATCCGCGTCTTGACTGTTGGAAATGCACTCTACACCCAAGGATTTACAGCCATTTAAGAAGGAATTCAGCACTGGTTGTGCATTAAGAGCAATCTGATTAGGGAAGTACGCAAGTTTCATTCTTCTTCTGGAAGATTTTTTAATAATTCGTCATTGGTTACAGAATCTTTTCTTCCTGCTTTAAAATGCGTGATATACGGAGCAATTACACTTCGAGGCATGGGAGTTTTAATACTATGATCTCGATTTAAATCTAAAAGTTTGGCACCTTGTTGTTCCATTTCAGCAACTACTGTTCCGTAAACTTCTCCGTCATAAAATCTTCTCAACGAATAGCCTAAATCTTCATTGTAATATTGTTTGTACCGATTTGCCATTTGTAAAAACATAGGATGTCTTTTATTAGCAATAAAGAAACCTGTTTCACAACTAAAACTATGACGTTCCGGGTCAGTGTCGTTGGGCCAATGATGTTTAACACCGAAGTGTGTGCTAAGAACATCATCTTGTGCTATTAATTCTAAAAAGTGCCTTGGTATTTCTCTAGTTGTAACTGTGTCAGCATCTAACCAGATAATCCTATCTACGTTTAATTGTTCAAACGCATGAATAATGCTGTATGCTTTTTTTGCAAACTTTATCACGTGACTATTTTCAGTTCTTGAAGCAAATGTTGGAAAATCTTTCAAATGTTTCCATGGAATATATCTAACACGTTTGCCTTTCTGCGGTTTCACCATATCTTCATTATAAACATACAATTCTACATCGCGTGGCCAATAGGCTTGAAAACTTTCGATACAGGCACGACCGCAGTGGTCATAATATTGTTGGTTAACAGATGTTATACATGCAAACGTTGTCATTTATTTTTCCAATATTTTTCAGTTCGTTTGACAATTAAGTCAGTGACTTTGCTCTTACCTAAAGTTTTTCTTTCACCTTTTAAATGATCCAAATATGCACCCCATTGGCAATTTATTAAAGGATGCCCTTCTCCTTTAATAAGACCGTTGCTCCAATTTAATTCTTTTAGTTTAACTTTTTTTCTTGCTTCATCAAACACAAAACTGTCGTGCCACTCAATAAGAGTAAAAATTCCCTGTTCTGCATTGTCATAGTAATGTTGAAATACATTTAAAAATTCTTTAACGTTTTCTGATTCTAAATTCATGTAATAAAGTCCACACTCACTATATTTGCCTGTTCTTCCTAAAAAACCCAAGTCAACATTGTCTGGGCACAAATTTTTAATTTCTTCAAAAGTTATAGGACTATGACAAAACATGTCAGCATCCATCCACAATAATGCAGATACATCCGAGTCGTTTGCACATTTAAAAACGGAATAAACTTTATTTGAAAATTTTACAGCGTCCCATTTAAAATTCTTTTTAGCATCGGACCTTTTAGATAACTGAAGTATGGATGAAATATCTCCGTTGGCCTTGGGTACATCTTTCCAAAGTTGTTTAAATTTAACTAATTGAGGATTTGTTTTATGAGAATCGAATACAATTAAATTTTCTGCAAATTCTTTAACTTCTACATCTTCAGCATAGACATACAGTACAACTTCAGTTGGCCAATTAGCCAAAAAACTTTGTATCATTCTTTGGCCGTATTTGTAGTATCCTTTTTCATTAAAGGTCGTACATACAGCAAATTTTCTTATAGGAATTTCTTTATGTGACTCCATGCTTTTCCACTTTCTAAATCTTGAAAACTCCAATGACTCATTGCTAGTTTTTCTATCCAGTCTTGTCTTTCCGTCATTGTAGGATTTTCTATGTTCTTTAAATCTGTATTGCATACACTAAATGCTTGACTATTTTTAGCATTAGGGTCTGTTACAAATACTGGAATGCCTTCTATTGCGCTGGCTACCCCTGGACTGCTGTTGTATGTTATAGTGGCCCACGCATTTTTAAAATCATCTAGAATATTATTGTTTTCGCTAATTGTTACATTGGGTTCATGCAATTTTAAATAGTTCTTAGCATTTCTGTCGCCTGGGTGCGCTCTAACAACTATGGGTCGAGCACTATATTTTTTAATTTCTGAGATGATATTAATACACCACTCCATGACATTTAAGCCTTGCATACTCCAACCACCATTACGTTGAAGACAAATCAGAATATGGTCGCCGTCTGTCCTCCAAGGTTGTAAGTCAATTACTATATTAGATTTTATTTCTTGCCAGTGAAGTTTGTCCACTATATTGTCAAAATATTCGCCTGTGGTAGGAAAGATTCCATCAAAACTAAATCTAAGATAAGTTTTAGTATTACCTGGATCTCTGTATAAGAATAAGTTACTGTCAATGGCGATAACTCTTTTCTTCACTGTTCGTTGATTATCAATTATTGTTTTTCTAAAATTTAAATGAGGAGCACTTTGACTGTGTTCATGGACCCACCCTTGTATTACTGCTACATCTGATACAGCGTACTTCATATCTGCAACTTCTTGAACAACAGCATCTGGATCTTTCTTTGCACCCACGGCAAAACTTTTCAGTACTTGTACTTTTTCCATATTGCTATTTTTTGCAGGAATTCCTGCAAAGTACACATTAACTGTGGTCATAGTTCGAGTTTGTAGTTGTTCCATACATCTGCATAATCACAGTCTTTGTAATTATCAAACCATGGGCCGCCTTCAGTATAGTGAATTGCTTTAGGTGTTCCGTCCCGGTACCAGTTGACTAACCAGTTCCATTCTTTATCAACTTCACCAATATAATGATCTCTAATCCACTGGAATCTATGGAGGAATTGTGGTGTTTCTGCGTTAACTGCGTCTGGCACTAGATACTTGTTGCTGGCCGTCCATCTTGATTCCTTCGACTGGAGTATAGTCATGTTTGACCACCATCACTGCTTTGGTTTCGTCTCGAAGATCAAATAATTTTTGAATGTCGTCGGTCCACAAAAAGTCGCAGTCGCAGAACACTGCCCACCCTTGATAGTTCATTAGTGCTGGTACTAGGAAGCGAGTAAGAGAAAAATCTGTACTGGCTAATGCATCTTTTTCTCTCCAGTACAATCCTAGTGCTCGTAAATCATCCTGTACTAACGGAATAACCTCGGCCGTGGGCTGATGTTTTTTAATCGAATATTCGCATACCTTGTATGCAATATCTTCCCTAGCATCGTAACCTACAAATACTTTCATTTTCTTTCAATGTCCTCTTCCTCGCACTGTGCGCCGTATTGTATCTCAATGACCTTCAACGGCTGCTCGGTTGAATTGTGTAGTTGATGCCATTCCATGGGATTGATAACTTCTGTTTTATAAGGCTTAATACTACTGCCTCCAAACTCCCAATTGTTGCCCGCAGTACCTTCTGCAACGAACCATAATTCTGAACGATGGTGATGACGTTGCATACTCAATGTTTTTCCAGGATCAACTGTGAGTTCTTTTACTTTGACATTCTTTCCCACAGTATGCAGTACACGATAATATCCCCATGGACGGTGTGTTTTAGGTGCTTTCCATTCCTGTAAGATCCAACTACTTGAATTTTTCTTATCTTCACCACCGACTCCAAACACAAATTCGATATTAGTATCTCCGGCATCCATTTCTGGAATGTTGTCAGTTGTTCGGTCTCCGCCATTGGCAAAAATAATTTTATCTTGTGGATAACTTTGTCTTACCATCCAAATTGCATGTTTGGCACTGCCGTCGGAATCATTAAAATCTACAACAAAGTCAACGCCTTTCATATTTCTAAGAACTGCTGAACGTTCCATGTAAGGCATAAATGGTGCACCTTTTTTACGTGTGAGCCAGTCGTCGGAGTTCAATCCTATTACTAAGATATCTCCCAACTTCCGTGCGGCATTTATATAAGCAATGTGTCCGCTGTGTACGGGATCAAATCCGCCGGTGACAAGAACAATTTTTTTCATAATAATTTCTTTTTCCATTCAGTAAAAGTACATGTATCAAAATTTACATTATTTTTTACAAACCATGTTTCAAATAAATTATTTGGTGTTTGATAATAAACATCTGTGACTGCCACTTTGTAACCATAATTAGTTAAAAACTCGATGGCTAATATATTAAAATCTTTTTTAGACTGATATAAATCATGTTCAAACGTGATACAATCGAAACTAATTCCAGATTCGATTACTGTTTTAAGAGCAGAAAATGTATTCTCTGGTGGTTCGATATCACAAGACAAATAATTAATATGCATAGGTAAATTATTTTCCTTATTTGCTTGAGCGTAATCAAATTCAAGTGCGTTGGCCCAATATACTTTATTTTTTCTTTCGGGATGTTTATCCCAGAATCGTTTTAACGTATCGTCGAATTCGATACTATATCCTTTCCAATTATGTTCAACTTCTAATTTATAAGTGTTACTGTTTTTAACAGGCCGATTTGCACCTATCTCAATATACGAACCGCTGTTGCCAAATAATGATATTGCAAAAATATCTTGCAGTGCTTGAGAATTTGAATTCATTTTACTTCCTAAATATAATTTCGCCGGTAGATTTTTCGACCGTTGAGTTATAAATGCCTTGTTCTTCGAAAGTTATGTCATGATTTTTTTGGTATGCAGCCTTGTTAGATTTTGTTACCCAGTGTCTCATGTAATCTTTTAAACAAGTTCCCATAAAAGGAACATGACTGTTTATTGTTGAACTTAACCCATTTACTTTAGTTCCTGTAGATACTACTTGCTGTCTAGCGGCCCACCAGACAGATGAATCTATATCTCTAGGTAACGCACTAGTACCTTCCTTTGTTTCGTAGAATTTTTTATAGTTTGATAAAAACAAAGAAAAATCTTTGTGTTTTGTATTGATCATACAAAATCCAGTTTCGCTTTCTTTATTTTTTAATTTTCCTAAAGAAGGAATATCGCATAGTAGATGATCTTCTGGCAGTAAACTTTCGAGATAATCTACACTAATATTTTTATGAGTTATTACATCGCTATCTAACCAGATCAAAATATCTTCTGAAGTATTTTCCATAGCGTGGATTTTAACAAAACTTTTGAGCCAAAATTTTGCCATCTTAGTCTTTTTAGTTACTTCTCTTAAATTGATGTACTGTTGCCAAGTATTAAGGACACTATTCATTCTATTAACAACAAGCCTTTCGTCTGTGATGTTAGGGTCAAATTCTTCTGCATAAAGTTCTAACTTTATCTCTTTTGGCCAAAATTCTAAGAATGATGTTATGCAGTGTTTTCCTATAGAATCATAGTATGGCTTATGTTGCGAGGTAATAACTTTGATAGATTTCATGTGTTTTCCATTATCTGCTCATATTTAGCCGATAAATAACGTTATGAAAACAATTTTAGTCACAGGTAGTAGAGGCTTTATCGGCCAGCATCTTTGCAAAGTTTTAAATGAATTAGGACATCACGTGATCGAGGCTGACCGTAAATTAGGGTTTGATTTGTCTAATTACGAAGATACAACATTGTTACCCGATGTTGACATGGTGGTTCATTTGGCAGCATTTAATGGCACTAAGCATTTTTATCAACGACCATTTGATGTTGTTCGTGACAACTTGCTACCCACACAGTATTTGTTAGAAAGATATGCGGGTAAGGTCGAACGTTTTATCTTTACAGGAACTTGCGAAAGTTATGCAGGTGCAGTAGACACGTTCAACTGGGCTGTACCTACTGACGAAACAGTGCCGTTGGTAATCAACGATGTTACAAATCCTCGATGGAGTTATGGTGGTAGTAAGATAGCCAACGAAGTACAGGTAATTGCCGCCCATCATCAATTTAAGCAAGATTATTCAATAATTAGATATCACAACGTCTACGGGCCAGGTCAGGTAGATCATTTTATTCCAGAATTTTTTGCTAGAGCAAAACAAGGTGACTTGTCATTAAAAGGTTGGAGCAACACTAGAAGTTTTATGTACGTCAGTGACGCAGTAGATGCCACAGTTGATATTTTGTTTAATGATAATTGCAAGAATCAAATCGTGAATGTCGGTGTCGCCGACGAACGTTCTATTAAAGAAATAGCAGAAATAATTTGTCAGCAAAGCAATATAACTGGTAATTTAGTATTGGAAGATGCTCCGCAAGGCAGTGTTAGTCGCAGAGAAGGTGACGTAACAAAACTAAAGTCATTGACAAATTTTCAACCCAAAGTATCACTAGAAGAAGGTATCAGATTAACATTGGAGAGTTTATGAAAGTAGGCATAATAGGTGTGGGTGCTGTTGGTAGTGCTTGCCGTAAAGGTTTCGAACTATTAGACCATGAAGTATCTGTACACGATCCAAAATACAATACTAATATTGAAAATGTAATAGATACTGAAATTGTTTATGTATGTGTGCCTACACCAGAAGCCGATGATGGCAGTTGCGATTTAAGTGTTGTAAAGCAAACTATTCGTGATCTAGAAAGACTTGCCTATGCTGGCGTTGTTGCACTTAAATCGACTAGTGTACCTGGAACGACAGAACAGTTAATTGGTGAAACTAATTTAAGGTTATGTTTTGTTCCAGAATTTTTACGTGAGCGTAGTGCAGTAGAAGATTTTGTTGTTAATCATAATTTACTAGCAGTTGGGTGTCACGACGAAGAAATATATCGTGTTGTGGTTAATAGCCACGGTTATTTTCCTAAAAATACAGTTATGATGACTCCTACAGAAGCCGAAGTGTTAAAGTATTATTCTAATGTATTCAATGCAACAAGAATTGTATTTGCAAATGCAATCTATGAAATTTGTCAACATCTTGGAGCCGACTATGAAAAAATCAAGGATACATATCTAATTAGAGGAACTGCAAGCCCAGACTATCTAGATGTCAATGATAAACTACGAGGTTACGGTGGCATGTGTTTACCCAAAGACACAAAAGCCCTAGATGCTCTTACGAAACAACTAGGGCTCGATTTAAAATTATTTGAAACGATTGATGCAGATAATCAAAAATTCAAACGTACAGTCTTTCCAGGTATGCGTCCTTAAATTCTAGCGTCTTCCATACCGGCAACACGTAGTTTAGTAATGTTGGTAATTTGCCATTGCTTTTGATCTAAGCCTTTAGTAATTCCCAACCACTTGTTACGAAGTAACGCAAACTCGTTGATAATCTTTTCCATATCAACAACATCGCTTTCACCGTCGACATATTTTTCGCAATCTCTGCTACTCAATGCACGAGCATAACCTTCTAAATACTTTCTAAAGAAACTGCTTTTAAGTCTACGTAACTCAATATTGAGGTATTCAAGTATGGCTTCAATTTCTTGAAGTTGGCCGAATCTGTGTTCAACAGTACCCGGCATACTTGCGGCTGCTTTTTCTAAATTGCCAAAAAGACGGACTTCCTGACGTGCATCCTCTAATTCGTTTTCAAAAAAGAGAACAGCGTCAGGAATTTTTCCTATGTCCTTACTGACTTCATTATACCAGCCCATTAGTCCTCATCATAGTCATAGTTTTCTGAACTGTAATCAAGATCTTCGTCTTCGTCGCCATCGCTGTCGTCTAAGTAGTATTCAATAGCGGCATCAAGATCTTCGTCACCGCCCATTGCTGCCTTAAACACATGCTCTTGTACACCATTATCAGCAAGTATATCAACATACTTGCCTGCAACAGTTTCAAGGGCTTTTTTATCAAAAAACTCTTTTAAGCCAGTCCAGATATCAATAATATTATCTTCAGTCAACATTTTCTAAAATTTCTCCAGTGTCTTGATCAATAGATGGAGTTGCTACTTTAGCGGCAATAGTTTGATTGAACTCAAGCATGATCTTGTCCAGACCACCCTCTTCATTACGGTCCCATTCTTTACGATACATTTTAATTTCTGTACCATCTATTGACGTGTATTTAAGTCTATTGCCATCTTTTGTCAAAATACCTTTGGCTTCGCACAAGTCTACCATACCGCTGTATGGACTCATACCAGTTTCATAAGGAATCTCGACCTGTACACTTTCAAAGGGCTTTGCATAACGAGTTTTCATAATCTTACATGCGGCACGAATACCATTTACTGTGGTAGTCTTATTACCGTCAGCATCAGTCTTCAATTTCAACTTACGCATAGCGATAACAATACTGCTTGCGTAAATGAAACCTTGACCACCTGAAATCTTGTCATCTGGATCAAACATGTCCTGGCTTGCGTAGGTATGGTTAGTACAAACCAATCCAACATTGTAACTACCGAACATATTAACGCAGTTACGAACCAAACTAGTAAGTGCCTTAGGCTTACGACCCATGTCACCTTTCATTTCGCCTGCTTCGAACTGATTAACGTCTGTAGGAGTTAACAACATACCCAAACTGTCAATCACAAACAATACTTTAGGACGAGTTGCTTCGTCCATTACTTTGTATTCTTTCATGAACTCACTGATAGTTTTAGCCACGTCGTCAATCATAGCCATGTTAAGTTTCAACAACTTATCTTCGCTGGTATCGACACCCAATGCGTGTAACCATGCTTCGTCCAGCGCATTTTCACTGTCAATCAACACCACATAGATACCTTGCTGTTGTGCGGCTTTGATTAGGTTACCTGAACAGATATAACTTTTACCTGCGCCAGATTCACCTGCTAGTACAGTAACTTTACCCAGTGGAACACCTTTGTTAAAGTCACTGCTGATTAGATAGTTCAAGGCATAGTTGCCTGTGCTGATCCAGTCTGTTGGATCATTAAAACCGACACCAAGTCCATCAATACTTTTTGTCAGAGTCTTACGAAATTTTGATAAGTCGAACGCTTTAGTTGCCATATTAAGAGTCCAATTCCATTGATAGTGCTTCCTTGATTACTTCAATCAATTCGGCTTCTGTACTGCACATAATCTTGCAGTTCTTCCAGTCATTTTCGCCGTCACGTCCGCCGACTTCAATCATAAAGCCATTGTCGTAACGATTAACAGTAAATGATTCATTTACCTTTGATAGTTTGTTTAATTTTTTAGCCATAATTATTCTCCGTGTGGTGGCAAGAAGTATAGAGGCAGAACCTCTATACTTTCTCTAATCGATTAAGATTTTTGACGATTGCGAATCATCGCAAGAATGTCTTCTGCACGACCGCTACCATTTGCTGGAGCAGTTTGTGCTGGAGCCGTAGGGCGTGTTACCGCTGGCTTGGCTGGAACTTCATCTGGATCAACATAACTATCTGCTGGAGCAGATGTTGCTTTGTTAGGATCACCAGTTACTTGTCCCATACCTGCTGGACGGAAATACTGTCCCCATGCTTCTTTGTCAAACGGCTCACCGTTGACACTGGCTTCAAACATTTCTTTGATAACTCGAATTTCTACATCTGTAGGCTTCTTAGGCAAGAAGGCTCCACTTTGATGTAGAATAATCTGCGTATCCACCTTTGCTGGTCTTGACTAATTTAAAGTCAACGCCACGTGCTAGGTCAGTTGGCAATTCTTCCAACTCTGGATCAACCAATGCTGACTTGATCAATTGGAAAATTTGTGGGCCGATGATGAATCGACGGATTGGATTTTCTGGATGACTTTCTTCTTTCAAGCCGTCTTCTACAACAAAGCCTTGGAAAATGTAACTACGCTTTTTCCAGTACTTACGACCTTGCTCTTCTAGACTCTTGTCTTTGAACCAACCGCGAACTTCTGATAGGATTGGGCAAGCCTCGCCGTACATTTCCATACATGGAACTTGTACTTGAACTTGTTTGTTGTCTGTTTCGCCTTTGATGCCTGCGAATGGCAGTTTGATCATCAAACGCTCTGCCCAGAAGAATGTGTTGTTTGAGTCGCCATCCGGAAGGAATCGGACTGTGGATTCTTTACCTTGCTCTAGGTTCCAGAATGGATAGATTGCGTTGTCGCCAACGGGGCGGTCTCCGCCATTTGAACGTGTTTCTTGTGCCTGTAGTTTTGCACGAATTTCTGCTAATGTGGCCATAATAGTTCTCCTTTTAATATGCCTATGTACTGCGTTTTTGCCTATATTTGTCTTACACCGTGTAAAACAAAAAGTGCATACATGTTATTGTACGCACTTTTATTTAGTAAAGCAAGACATTTCTTGCTTAAAACTGGTTTAATTTTGCCAGATTAATATTTCATTAATTCTTTAATACGGGCTAATTCTGGATTGACTGATTCGCCTGTATCAAAACCTTTGCGACCATCTTTGCCCATAGCACCGACCATGCCTCTGTCACTGCCGAAGAATGTGGCAGCAAACATCAATAGTATTGTACCAATGATTGCCATGAAACTACCACCAACAGTACCCCACATAGCAGATGCGCCTATAGCAGACCCGCCCAGACCCAGTGTATATAACAACTGTACCATCTTGCCCTGCCAGTTTCCTGCTAGGGCTTCGGCCATTTCTGTTTTGCCTTTCTTATTAACTATTTGATCGAAACCAAATGCTGTGGCAACTTTAATAGCGTTGTCTTTGTTGATTGCGAAATTGCCACCAGTAATTTGTTTAACTTTGTTAGCAATGTCATCTTGATTTTCAGCACCAACTACTTGCATGACTTTTGGCAAAATTTTAGCCTTAATCATGTCCATTAGTCCTTCGTTGATGTTTCCTTCTGTGCCTTCCATTCCTTCTTTAGCACAGTCTTTCATACCATGGACTTCGCACATTTCACCTGCTTCGGTCATATTGCACGACCCTTCTTCAACACCTTGTTGTTGTCTCTGGAATTTAATTTCGGTGTTGTTAGCCATTTGCTGTTTGAAGTTATCTACTGCACCACCTGGATCAGTTGAACCTGGAGTTGTTGCAATAGGAGCACCTTCCCCCTTCATGCTGAGTTTTTCAACCACATAGTTGGCAAACTGACCTGCTTGCTGTCCAAACTTCTTTTCACATGCAATCTTAACACCTTCTTCACCACGTGGGAAAGTTCCAGTGTTACGATCATACATACTGGCAATAAATTCCACAACTTCTTGAGGAATTGCTTGTTGCTCTGCTTGCATCGCTGGCATGCTTTCTTCTTCTTGTTCAAATTCAGGTGTAGCAAGTTCATCTATTTGACTTTCAAATTCGTCAAACATATCTGAACTTTCTTCAACATCACACTCGCATGGATCTTTATGACAAACATCGCAGGTAGCGGCTTCTGAAACTAAATCGTCGTAGGTTAATCCACGATCTTGTTTTTCTTTAACTAGTCGATACAAGTAAGGAAATACATCTGTAAGTTCTTCGTTAAATGTTTTAACGGTCAATGCATCTACCCATGTTTGCATTAGATCTTCAGGAACATCAATGTTTTCCGCAGGGCTAAAACTTTCTCTAAATGATTCGTAATATGCTGGACGTTGTAATGCGGCAATTTCTGTTTTGATTTGATCAATGCGTTCAATTACCTGAGTGGTTACATCGTTTAATGCTTCGGCCATTACACCACTACGGCTTGTGTAATTTTTAAACTGACGTAATTTTCCAATTTCTTCAGATAAGCCAGTGATATAACCACCAATTGCATC